GACTACTCAGCTCAGCGACGTGAGCGGTGGCCGGAATCAATTCAGCGATACATCAGTGCAATGAAAGTAAAGGTTCTTTCCATGAACTTTTCTGAAGAAGCCACTAAGCGCCTCTTAGGACTTTTGGACGAAGCACACACAGCTATTGCACAACAGAAAGTAATGCCCTCGATGCGTGCTATGTGGAGTGCTGGTAAATCCTTGTACTTGGAAAACGCTGCAGCCTTCAACTGTGCCTACACGACCATTGAGCGCTTGGAGGATTTTGCAGAAGTGTTCTATTTGCTTATGTGTGGCTGCGGGGTCAGCTATAGCTGTGAACGGCAGTTCATTGTTAACCTTCCACAAATCCCTATTGTTAGTCTGGAATGTGGTATGTCAATTGTCTTTGAGGATTCCCGTGAAGGATGGGCTGAGGGTTATCTGCGCATTATTAAAGGGCTTGCTCAGGGTATTGACTACCAGTACGACGTGAGTAAAATCCGCCCAAAGGGTTCCATCCTGAAAACTTTCGGTGGCCGTGCAAGTGGGCCGGAACCTTTAGTTGAGCTTATTGAGTTCACTAAGGAAATCTTTATGAGTTGCCGAGGGAAGCGTTTGAACTCCGAACAGGTAAGCGACATCCTTTGTAAAATTGCTGAATCGGTTGTCGTCGGTGGAGTCAGGAGAAGCGCAACACTCGCTCTGACCAATCCAAGCGACCGTCGAATGGCTGATTACAAAACAGGTAATTGGCACGAGATAAACAAGCAAAGGGCATTGGTGAACGTATCTACTGCGTACACTGAAAAGCCGGACTCGATCCAATATATGGATGACATGCTTAGCTTGGTCAAATCAAACTCAGGTGAAAGGGGTATAGTGAACCGTGAGAACATGATTGAGACCATGTTAAAACAAGGGAGGATTGAAGTAGCCAACGATCCAGAGGCTCTTCGATGTGGCGTAAATCCGTTAATTCACGTAGCGGCTTGATGGAGTAATCCCTCTCGAATAATCTTTCTAAAAACGGTGAACATCCTTCGGGACAATACCGTGCTAATTCAGTATAATGAATTGTGTAACGACTATGGATAAAAAACTTGTAATGAAATATCTCTCTGCTTTTATGCTTGGAGATGGATGTTTGAGAATGTTTAAGGGTGGTATCAATGCTGCCTACTCATTCGGTCAAATAGATAAACATGAAGAATATACCTTATTTCAAAAGAGTATTATTGAGCAGGTAACTGGCTCAACTCTCCGACACTACGCATCAAAACAGAGTAATGATGGTGTGAATCATCAAGCATACTTTAAATTAGAAAGTAGATGCCATCCTACATTCACAACACTTCGGGAGAGGTGGTATAGTGATGGTAGGAAAACAATATCACTCCATGATTTAAAACAGTTTGATTGGGAGATGATGGCGATCTGGTATATGGATGATGGTTATATCCTTAATTCATCTTATACAGGGCACGATGGTAATGTGTTTCTGTGTACAGACAACTTCAATGAGGTTGAGGTTACTATGCTTCAGAAAATAATTTTTACCTCTTTAGGTATCTCTATGGATATCATAAAGCGTGGGCATAAGAAGGATGGAACACGGATATTCAGATTACGTGTAAAACACGGCAGACAAGCTGAGGCTTTCTGTGCCGGTGTCGAGCCATTCATGTTTGACTCATTCAAGTATAAACTCCGTATGAAAGACCCCGAAATATCGGGTGGTGATATAGTCTGTTCTTCAGGGAAACTTGAAGAGGTAAGCGGAAACGACTTACCCTTGTAACAAATAAAGGTGGTGAAATTATTTTACGTTCAAAGCAGTTCTGCAACCTATCTGAAATTGTTGTTCGTGATGGTGATACCTTGAAGGAACTCATTGACAAAACCAAAATAGCCGCAGCTCTGGCTTTCGTCCAGTCTTTGTTCACGGACTACAAGTTCATCTCAAAGGAATGGGGTGAGAATGCTAAGACTGACCGCATCTTGGGCGTTAGTATGACTGGTCTGAGAGACCACCATCTTTTGGGGACTGTTTCAACGAACAGCAAAACGTGGTTAACGGGATTGCGGAACAGTGCCCGTGATATGGATATCGAACTTTCAAAGCTCTGTGATATTCCACGTGCTAAAGCGATAACCTGTGTTAAACCATCAGGCACCGTATCTCAGTTAGTGAACTCAGCAAGTGGTCTTCATGTTCGTGACTCACGTTTCTACATCCGTCGCCTACGCTTGAGTGCCTCGGATCCAATATGTGCGCTATTGATTGACACAGGAGTACCACATAAACCTGAGAATGGTGATACAGTTGAGAATGTGTCAACATGGGTATTCTCATTTCCCATGAAGGCTCCTCAAGGTGCCACTGTGAAAAAGGAAGTGACCGCAATAGCTCAGCTTGAATACTGGCTGATGCTCAAGGAATACTGGTGCGACCATAACCCAAGCTGCACGATTAACGTTAAGGAGCATGAGTGGCCATCGGTATCTGCATGGGTCTATGAGCATTTCAATCGCGTTGGTGGAATAAGTTTCATGCCAGAGTTTCATGGTTATGCTCAGCCACCCTACGAAGAAATCACGAAAGAGAAGTACGAACAGCTTGTCAGAGAACTTCCACCCATCTCCCTTTATAACCTTGTGGAGTACGAGACGGAGGACTATACAACCGGCAGTAAAGAACTCGCTTGCTCAGCAGGAGGCTGTGAAATATGAGAAGGAAAACTAAACGGATCTTAATTGATTCCGACATTATTGCATTCAAGGCCGCTTCTGCGGCTGAGGTGCCTATAAAATGGGATGACGATATGTGGACACTACATGCCTCTGAAAGCACGGTGAAGCAGATTGTGGATACTATCGTTGCCAGAATTGTCTTACACACGGGTATCAAAAAGCTTGTGATATGTGCCGGAAGTAAGGAAAACTTCAGGAAACAAATCCTTCCAAGCTATAAACATCACCGCGTGGAGACACGTAAACCGATGCTCTTGGTGTTTGCAAAGGAGTATCTTGAAACCCTTGGAGAAGTCAAACGAATACCTAACACGGAAACTGATGATGTCATTGGAATCCTTGCAACATCCGAGTCCAAGTATGATGATCATATCTGGTCTGAAGATAAGGATTTACTGACAATTCCAGGTAAGCACATTGATAAAAATACCTTTGAGATAGTCACTGTAACGGAGCATGAAGCGAACTATAAATGGATGATGCAAACCTTAACAGGAGACACGACTGATGGCTACAAGGGATGCCCAGGGTCAGGCCAGAAGGATGCTGAGAAAACCTTAGCAGCTTGTGAAACCCTTGAGGCAATGTGGGAAGCTGTAGTTAAGCGGTATGAAAAAGCCGGTTTGACTGAGCATGATGCTCTACAGCAAACCCGTTGTGCCCGTATTCTCAGAGCTGAGGATTACGGTGAAGAATACATGACCATAAAATATTGGAAACCAGAAAAATTCATCAATGACACAACAGACACAAACGATCGAATGCTTAGGATGCCAGCAATATGCCTCGAAAAGTATGAAGCAAGCAGAAAAGGTAAGCGAAAAGGTGACACCCTCGACCTGTTCGCAGAAGACTTCTGAGGGTGGAATGAAGGAGGATGAAGGGAAGCTCAGGTACACTCTGATCCCTCCGTCATCCCTTAAAGAAATTGCAAGGGTTCTTGAGTTTGGTGCTAAAAAGTATGCACCTAATAGCTGGGCAACGGTTCCGAATGCTCTTGAGCGGTACACTGATGCCATTTATCGCCACCTTGAAGCTTGGCGTTCAGGTGAAACACATGATCCAGAAAGCGGACTCCACCATCTAAGCCATGCAGCGTGTAATGCTGTGTTTATTACGCATCTTGCACTTAAAGAAACAGAAGGTAAACCTTAATATACAAATGCTGAATACAATAATCTCACGCGAATTGCTGCGTAAGGTTGTTTCAGACTTTCGTTGTGACCTCCCTTTACATAGTGGGGTCACACTGGCTGAGATACACAGGCTGCAAGGGAACGATGAAGTGATACGTTTACTCGCGCAGCTGTACATTAATGCTGAAGGTCTCGAAATGAACCCAAGCCAGCTTATAGCGGAACTCAAACTACAACGCTAATCATGGGTGGTCTATTTTCAACACCGACAATTAAGGCACCAGTACAGGCAGCCGCAACCGTTGCACCGATTGACACAACCAAACCGGCAACCCTTACGACTCCAGCAGTGGATGCTTTAGGAGTCACGCAAAAAAGTAAAAAGAAGTTAACCGCAGGCTCATTATCAGGGCTAAAAATACCAACCCCAGCACAAGGACTGAACTAAATGGATAACTATCAGGACGTACAGGTGATTGCCATGGAAGCTCCGAAAGAAATTCAGAAACGATATGAAGAACTCGAAGCAGACCGAACAGCCTTCTTTAATGAGGGAGTCAAGATGGCAAAGCTCACTATACCGACGCTCTTGCCTCCACTTGGTGCCGCATCTGGTTACAAGTTTAATACACCATATCAAGGACTTGGTGCGCATGGAGTTAATAACTTGGCAAGTAAATTATTACTTACTCTTCTCCCGCCAACGACAAGTCTCTTTCGCCTTGAGGCATCTGAAGTTGACCTTGAGGCTCTTGGCGCTAAATCAAAGGGTGAGGTGGAGCAAGGCTTTGCAAAAATCGAAGCGGCAGTTCGCCGTGTCATTGAGTCTAATGGGATTAGAATAAGTATATTCGAGACCCTAAAGCAGCTCATTGTTGTTGGTAACTGTCTTCTGTACATGCTGCCGACGAACAAACTCAAAGTGTTCAGGCTCGATCGCTACGTGGTTAAGCGCGACAACTCTGGTGATGTGATGGAAATTATCACAAAGGAAACCATTGATAGCCGTATGCTCCCGATGGATGTTCAAGAGGAGGTTTCGCACTATGTCACGGAGTCCGATACAAAGAACATTGACCTATACACACGCTCAACGCGCCAGAAGAACGGCTCTTGGCGGGTCGAACAGGAGGTTAGAGGTATCATTTTGAACTCTAAAAGTGCCCGTCCAGGTAACTATAAAGAGGACGAACATCCTTTCATACCATTGACATTCGTTCGCGCCACTGGTGAGGACTACGGTAGGGGTTTTATAGAGCAGCTTAAAGGTGATCTCTACTCCCTTGAAGGTCTCTACAAAGCCATTATAGAAGCCGCAGCAGCATCCGCAAGAACAATCTTTCTGATCCGTGCTGGTTCAACCATTGATAAACAACAGCTTCAGAACGCGGAGAACCTCGCTGCCATGCAAGGAAACTCGGAGGACGTTACGACGGTCAGCGTTGATAAGGCAAAGGATTTACAGGTTGCATTTCAAACAGTGCAGCTCCTGAATCAGCGCCTATCACAAGCCTTCCTGCTCAACTCAAGTGTCCAAAGGGATGCTGAGAGGGTTGACGTAAAGTGTTATAGAATAATCACTTAGCCCTCTTATTAAATTAACCTAATTCGGTGAAACTCCCTACGGGACAATACCGAGCAATTACTAATCTTTAACTACGTTCCGTATGGAATACAGAAAGATAAAACTTAATATACCGAATCTCCGGTTCGAGTATAGTATCGATACTGAAGGAATCGTCCGGTGCGAAAGTACCGGAAAGGTTCTAAAAGGCACATCCATTACAAAGAGAAATAGATATGTAAAGATACATCTCGATAAAGTGTACAAACTTCATCGGTTAGTAGCTGAGCATTTCATACCTAATACCGAGAATAAGCTGCAAGTAAATCACTGTAACGGTGACAGATTAGACAATCGGGTGGTAAACCTTGAATGGAGTACCGCATCAGAAAATGTAGTACACGCATACGACACAGGATTAAAAACTAATCATGGTATGAAAAATCCATTTAGAAAGTTGAATGAAGATGATGTTAAAAGGATATGGGCGCTGCGTTACTCAAAAATGACAGCGCAGCAAATCCGTGACCATCTTAATTTAACGGTGTCCGTTGCCTGTGTAAAAGTGATACGTTCTGGTAAGAATTGGTCTTCAGTAACAGATAAGTTAACGTAAGTGTGTAACGACTATCCAGAAATGGAGTAGGGTCAAGCGACTCGAAACGGTTAAGCTCTAAATACAGAGCAAGATATAGTCTGAACTTTATGGTAACATAAAGAGATGGAGCAGCGAACCATCGCAACATAATTGTAGTGCAGAAGAAATACGGTTACTTGCTCAAGAGCTTGAGTCAGCTTTGGGTGGTGTTAAGTCTATCTTATCACAGGAACTACAAATTCCTTTGATACACCTAATACTCGCCTCACTGAACAAGGAAGGGAAAGTACCGAAACTTCCAAAGGAAATCAGCGTAACGATTACTGCCGGTGTTGAGAGTTATGGGCGTGGTCAGGATGTACAGGCACTCAGTCAGTACCTTCAAGTCATGTTCCAAACATTCGGCCCAGAGGTTGCCGGTGCTGATATCAATATTGCTGAGATCCATAAGCGTATGTTAACGGGTCTTGGGATTTCACCTCTTGGTCTCATTAAGAGTCCAGAAGAAAAACAGGCGGAACAGGAACAAATGCAGCAATCACAAGAGCAACAAGCTCTCATGGAAGCTGGTGTGAAGTCCGCCCCAACTATGGCAAAGGCTGCAATGGAGCAGCAACCACAATAAACTATCATATCTATGCCTGACACGCTTTTAAACACACCACCGCCTACTATTGACACTAACAAAATAATGCCAGGAGACGATGGTTATGAGGCCTTTATCGAAGGCGTTGCACAACAACTTGATGACCAAAAAAAGGAAGCCGAAAATGCCAGTAACCCACCTCCTCCTATACCTGATTATGTTCCTGCTAAGTTTCGTAATTCCGCTGATCCTATGGCGGAAATGGCGAAAGCATACGCGGAACTTGAGGCTAAGCTCGGTTCGACGGGCAAACTCCCACCAGTCCCTGGTGCAAAAGCAGAGGATCCGAAGGGTGACACTCCACCACCAGAAACTCCACAGGCAGCAGATGCTACGAAGGCTCCTGAGATTCCCGCTTTGGATGATTCAAGGACTATCGCTAATGTGGCGGGGCTTGATTTTGACGAGCTGTATGCTACTTATGTGGCTCAAGGTGATCTTACGGAGGAGCAGTTTGTCAAGCTTGAGAGTGCTGGATTTAAGCGTGACTACATCAAATCCCATGCGGCTGGAATACAAGCTCTGGAACGAGAAGCTCAGAGAGAAGTGCTCGCGTCAATCGGTGGAGAGGTAGCTTATGCAGAGATAAGTAAATGGGCAACGGAAAACTTGAGTGTTCAGGAAATCAATGAGATTAACGCCTCACTTGAGAATCCAAATAGAACCGTTCAGAAGTTGGCTTTGACCAACCTAAAAATGCGCTTTGATGCAGGCTCTCCAGCAAAACTCTTGACTGGAGTTCCTGCACAGCAGAGTGGAGCTGGGGGTGTCTTTGAGTCTGAGGCTCAGGTGGTTGCTGCCATGAGTGATCCACGATACAATGAAGACCCTGCGTATCGTAAGGCTGTCACGGACAAATTAGCACGGTCACAGAGCATCTTTTAAGGGTGTGTAAACCTTAATATAATACTTGAACAAAACGACTACCGAGGCAAGACCCTTACGAGGATAATCTTAGACTGAAGTTGATGCGTTAAGCGGTATGATATGACAACATATACTTCTTTTCTTAACTCAAATACTCTATCATTATGGCTGAATTTTCAGCAGCAGCGAATCCGTCGCTCGTCTTGTCTCGGCTTGGTTCCAATAACCTTGAGAACGTAGCATGGGGCAATTTTATCCGCACTTATACTGCGGAGGTTTTAACAGCATACAAGCGTTCTACAGTGTTCGCTCCTTTAGTGCGTAATAAATCTATCACGAAAGGTAAGTCAACCACTTTCCCAATGCTTGGTCGTTCTACTGCCGAGTACTTTGTTCCTGGTAATGAGATTACTGGTGGTAAGCTCCGTGCCGGTGAGCGTACCGTTACCATTGATGACTTGCTCATCTCTGCAAAGCGTATATACAACCTTGATGAAGCTATGAACTACTACGATGTACGTAGTCAGTACAGCTTTGAGTCTGGTCAAGCGTTGGCACGTGAGACTGACCGTAACATTGCCCGTATGCTTGTAAAGGCTGCATTGGCAACTGACCTTGCTTCTGCCGCAAACCTTGTACAGAGCTACACGCAGTTTGACGAGGAAGAGTTCACAGGTAACATGACCATTGGTGATGTGGCTGGTGATGAGCTTGATCCTTTGGCGATTGCTTATGCTATTCAAATGGCTATCAAAACGATGTCTGAGAAGGACATTGACACTGATGGTCTTGTTGTTGTTCTTCCACCTGACCAGTATTACGCCCTTATTGACGTCCGTGACAGCTCTAAGCTGACCTACATGAACCGTGACTTTGGTGGTGTTGGTTCTATCTCTGGGAAGACTGCACCAAATATCAATGGACTTAATATCATTATGTCGAATAACCTGAAGGCTTCTACCCTTTGGAACAACTCGACTGGTGTAACGACCGATAGTGCGCCTTTAAGTGCCGCTTTGGGTTCTGGTAGAACGTTGGCTTATGATATGCCATTGACGTATTTACCAACTGCATTGAAGGTTAAGGGTATGGTATTCAGTAAGGATGCTGTATGTACCTGTAACTTGCTTGGTATGCAGGTTGAAAGTGTTTATCAGGCTCAGTACCAGAGTGAGCTGATGATTACGAAGAAAGCAGAAGGCCATAACATTTTGAGACCAGCGAGTGCAATTGCACTTCTCTCCGCCTGATAAATGGTTACAACTTTTAGTAGGCTCCCTTAAAAAAGGAGCTTGCTAAATTTTTTTTTCAAAATCCATAATAACTATAAATGGCACTCTTAACTGAACTTGAGGCTGTTAATCGAATGTTGAGTACGATCGGCGAGGATCCTTTAGATGCTATTCAAGAGGACGACGTGGATGCTCAGGTGGTATTAAGCCAGCTTCGTTTGACCTCCAAAGAACTCCAAGCGAAAGGTTACAGCTTTAACCGTGAGGAGTCCGTAACATTCACACCTACTACCGAGAACGAAATTGTTCTCCCTTCAAACATCCTCAAAGCATCACCAACGAACCAAAACATCAAATTGGTGCAGCGTGGTCACCGGATGTATAACAAGTCAACCCATGATTTCACCATAACAGCCCCCGTCCTCATGGATGTGGTCTATCTCCTTGATTGGGAAGATCTTCCAGCAACAGCTCAGCTCTACATTGTAGCCAAGGCTTGCTTTGATTATAGCCTCAATCAGGTTGGCTCTGACTTCCAAGCCGGACAGCTCAAGGAACTTGCAGCACGTGCTTTGGTGGACTTCCAGATTGCAGAGGATTCCTCAGAGGATTTCTCATACATGAACCCATCAACCAGCTATTCATCGTTCCATCTTCTTAATCGTGATGGTGACTCAATCAGTAACCTGTACATAACGGAGTAATAATGGGATTAATTTCAAGGGCACTGCCCAACCTAATTGGTGGGATGTCTCAGCAGCCAGCATCGCAGCGAGCTATAAATCAGGTTGAGCTGATGCTGAATGCCATCCCTGATATCACTAAAGGGGTCATAAAACGCCCTGGAACTGAACATAAGGCGCACTTAGGTGCTTACCTGGGCCAGCTACCGTTCTACCATGCCACCCGTCGTGACGGTTTGAACAAGTTTCATTATCTGATTACCCGTGAAAACGGTGTAACTGCCATGAAAGTTCTCGATAATGCGGGAAACGTAATGACACTGAACCGTAACACGGACATCATTGAGCGCTATCTTGACTCCGATTCACCGAAATCCAGCTACAGGGCTGTGTCAATATCTGATGTGACATACATCCTGAACACTGAAAAGGTTGCAGCGATCTCACCTGATGTAACACCGTCACGCCCTAAAGAAGGACTTGCGTATCTTAAAGGTACCAACTATGACACTACATATACCATCACGGTCACTAAAGGATATGATACAAGGACATTTTCATATACCACGTGGCACGCAACTCAAGAGGACACATCGGCAGCGCAACAGGCTGAGGATAGTGTTGAGCTTCAGAATGTGCTGAACCAGTTTTATGTGTACTTCAATTCCAACCTTCCAGCAGGTATGAGCGTGAATAAAATCGGAGCAACACTCCACTTTTACAATGTCTCAACCGCAGAAGAGAACTTCACCTTGGCAGCCACGGACTCAGCCGGAGGTATTCACCTTAACGCCTACATGAATGAGGTTGAAGCCATCACCGACTTGCCAAACATTGGCCCTCAAGGGTTTGAGATAATCGTTAAGGGTGCCAATGACAAGAGCACTGATGACTATTGGGTTCGCTGTGACGGTGCAGGGTGGTCTGAATGTGTCGCTCAAGGTGCCACGTACAAGTACGACATGACAACCTTACCAATACAGATCCGTTTGGATGATGATGGTGAGTTTTACATGGAGTACATGACCTTTGAGGATAGAGTCGTGGGTGATGACACAACAAATCCATTCCCAACGTTCATTGGGAACAAAATCAATGACATGTTCTTTTATAAGGATCGTTTAGGATTCGTAGCTGGTGAGAACATAATATTATCGCGCCTTAATTCATACGGTGAGTACGACTTCTTCCGTGTTACTACCCTTACAGACCTTGATACGGATCCAATTGATATCTCCGTAACAACCGACATCCTCAATTATGCTATTCCCTTTTCCGGTTCCCTTCTTGTCTTTAGTGACAGCTACCAGTTTAAACTCACGTCGAACGGGCCTCTTACAGCATCAACGGCCCAGGTTTCCCATACAACAAACTTCAATGCAGCGAGAAGCTGCAAACCCGTTGGAGTGGGGAAATATGCCTATTTTGGGAGCACGAAGGGCGTACATGGATCAGTATTTGAGTTTGAGGCAGATGCAACACAATCAGTATTCATCGCTTCAATTGATGATGCGACAGAAATCTCTGCACATTGTCCAGAGCTGCTTGTCGGCAACGTCACCAAACTCAACGTCTCACCAAACAATAAAATCATCATCGCGGAAACGGACGAAAGCTTGAACGACCTGTACCTCTACAACTACTTTTGGAAGGAAAAGCAGAAGGTACAATCAGCGTGGTCTAAGTGGACGTTCAGCGGTCAAGTTGTAGGAACTCACCTTGAGGGTGACGAACTGAGCTTGATAATGCTCCGGGACAATGCACTGTATTTTGAGCAAATAAATATCAATACGGATGCTGCCGAGATTGAGAATGGTAGCTTCAGTGTTCACCTTGACCGTCGAGTTCGGTTGAGTGATGGTGGATGGGAAAGGCTACCCTATACAACCACAGCCGTTATAACGTTCGTGGATAATGATGGAATCCTGTACAACCAGACGGCAGCGTATGCCGCAGTTCAGGACGGCACCACCATTTGGGCAGGGGAGAACTTTAATACCACTCTTGAGTTCTCAGAGGCCTTCATAGACGTCAATGATATTGCAGTAGTTACCGCTAAGTTACAGCTAAGGCGCTACTACATAATCTATGTGGAGAGCTGCTATTTCACCTGTCATAAAAAGGGGAAAACATCATACAAGGAGTTCAACGCCCGCTTCCTGAGTGACCCAGCTAACGTTGCTGATGGTATTGTAAGGACTTCAGGGATTTTCAAATTCTCCTGTTCAGGTCGCAGCACCAAGAGTAGGGCAATACTTGAAAATAATTCTCACCTCCCTTGTCAAATCCAAGGAGCGAGCTGGGAAGCATATCTGACAAACAGAAGTCAACCAATGTAACCATGATTGAACAGTTCCGATACAAAACATTTATACTCTACAAATACACTAACCCTACCGATACCGACCTTCAATTACTTATTGACCAGCTCAGGCCAGATGATTTACTTGAGCTATCCGCATGGTTTGAAGGGGATGCCCTAACAGGCCTCAGAGAGAGTATTAACAGGTCGGACGAGTGCTACTTGGTATTCTCGACAAAACCCAACCAGCTCAATATCTGTGCGATTATGGGTATCACACATGATGAATATTCTGAAGAGTCACTACCTTGGTTTCTATCCACGGTTCATTTCCCTTTGATATGGCGTGAGTTCTCTTTGTGGGCAAAAAAGATGTGCGCTGAGAATAAGACATTGTGGTATAATTACGTACTTAGCACATACACTGAGTCACATCGTTGGCTCAGTTGGCTTGGCTTTACCGTTGCAGAAAACGTTATTGTGGAACGTGGTGGTGAAACATTTTATGGAATCTTCAAAGAGAAAGGAGCGAAATAAATGGGAATGTTGCCGCTCATTGCAACGGCTGCCCAAGGAGCTATCAGCTACATGCAGAAAAGTGCAGTGGCTGCAGCTCAGGATGCCCAGCATCTTCAAAATGCTGAGGAGGCAGGTGATGCTTCCGTTGTCAAATCCAATGCTTTAAATGAGAATTACCAAAGGAACCTTGAGGTTCTTGCAGGGAAGGAAATGGATACCAACCTTGCCACCATAAAGCAAGAAGCAGCGATCGCTAACTCTGCCTCTGAGGGTGGCGTTGGTGGTCAGTCTATCAGCCAGCTACTACAAATTGAGCAGGCAGCAGGTCTTCATCAAGGCACCTCAATCAAACGACAAGCCGATGAACTGAGATTTAATACCGTGTTAGAAAGCAAGGGTATCACTGCGGAAACTCAAAGTAGAATCAACAGTGTCCAACGGGGCAGCAGGCCGAGTCTCTTCACTGAGCTTGGAATGGCCGGTCTAAGCTATGCTTCAGGTAAACTATTGAACCCTGATACTGCCGGTAAAACCACGTTGAAAAAGATCAATATCACTGGCGCTAATAACGACATGGACAAACTTTTGCAAATCAAAAAAGGACTATTCTAAATGGCAGAGAGAGCACAAGTTAAGTCAACCGTCTCAAGCTATGAACCTAAAAGCGTTGCCGTTGCCAATACGGACACGTATGTAAAGCCAGCTCCTCTAACACGGGAGCAGGTTTTTACTCCTCTTGGGGAGTTCTTGGCAACTCTCTCACCAACCATTAAGGAGTACGCGCAGAAGGCAGCGCAGGTAAAAGCTGAGCTTGAGTCACAAGCCATTCTTGAGAAAATGGCACCGAGGACAGTCGGCGATATCAATAAGATTTTCGCGGATACTGAATCATTCCATAAATATGTTGATGATTACAATAGCCTTACTGTTACTGGTCAACAGAACATGGGTAAAATACTTGGAGTGAAGTATTCTGAGGAGACTAAGCTGGCCATTCAGGACACAGCTAAGAATGAGAACTGGATGAATCTGAAGCCACAGGACTATGCCGACAAGGTTAATGCAGCAACACGTACGTTACTTGCAGAACGGAAGGCTACAAATCCAGAAGCATTTATGGTTCCTAATTTTACATCATCCTTTGCTACCAGTATGGAGCAGCATAACAATTCCATGATTACTGCCCATATTCAAGAACATGGTAGGACAATGGAACGGGAGCTTGGGGAACAAATGAGCACTATCGCGTTCGATATAACGAACATGATAGGGACTTCACAGGAAAAGGCTAATGCACTGGCTATGACCATTGATGAAAAACGGCCAGCATTGAGTTCAATTGACCTGAACAACCACATCATCCGAGGAATCGCTTCAAGTGAGAATCTTGAGTTCCTTGAGGATTCCCTGAGAAACAAAGCAACAATCAGCGTTGGTGGTCATGTGCTCAACAACACATATACCTTCAAAACTGTGGTACGTGAGCGAATCATCCAGCTAAAAACAAAGAAATTTGATGAAGCTGCCCGACAAACTCAGGCGTATGTTGCGGCTACTCAGTGGATGAAAATGAAGTTTGAAACGTACTATGCAGGTGGTGGGCCAAAGCCGACCGTTGCCGAGTTACGTGCAGCACATCCAGTGATTGGCGGCGCTGCGGCTCTTTCGATTACCAGAGGAACAGGCAAGAGTGAGTTTGAAAGCTATAAGAACCTCTTCCCAAAGAAACAAAGTATCCTCGACGATTACACGAAACGGGCAACATACATCCTTTCGACAAAGGGTGCAGGGTCTCCTGAATATGCAGCACTTGAATCTTCCATGTCCAATAGCCTTAGCTCACGTGAGGCGAATGAAGTTGTGATGACAGCAAGGGGAATCTATAATTCCTCAAAGGGTGTTGATGCTCAGGCCTGTCTGATGAAGAACAAGGAAAACCTTACATCGGCTTCCAAACTTCCAGGTGTCAGCAGTGAAACAAAGAATCTTGCACTTGAATCTGCCGATATGGATGCCACTAACTGGATTATCAGTGTCAATGCAGGAAACTTCACTGGAAAATATTTCGATAAACTTTCACCAGAGGACATAAACCAGCTCAAGACAGTCACAAGTCACGGCACCTCAAATCTCAGACCACAAGCGGACACGAAAATCCTTGCAGATCTTTGGGAAAAAGCATTTACTTCAACATTGAAAGAGGAGGATGCTGAGCGTGCTAAGACAGTGCAGTCACAACTGAATAAACCACAGGTACGGCGTGTCTTTACTCCTACCCAAACCAAATGGAGAAAGGCATTCAGACAGGTTGAAGAACCATACCTAATGGATGATGTTCCGAAGAACGTTCCAGTGTATAATTCACGGAGCAATGAGGTGACAGTAACCCCAATTAACCATTTACAAAGTAGATGACATGAGTGATAATTTTAATGGCGGGCAGGATGCTGGAAGCCAAAACTGGTGGGAGTATCAACACGGTGACATTAAGTACCGTTCTCCTACTGAGTTAACTGACAAACAGATCCAGTCCTTCGCCGACCACAATATTCAAACAGGCTTGTATGATGAACAGGCAATGGACAAGCAGGAACTTCACAGGGCAGACTTGGTGAAGAACCAGCAGTTGCTTAATTCATATCGGACGTATTATAAAGCTGAGCATGGGAAGGAGTTTGAGGGCGACGATGAAGCTGCCCTCGATTCATATTACCAGACCATGCGCTTTATGGATTCCAATACGACGGTCATGGCAACGACGGCAATGAAACTTCAGGGGAATCATTATGACCCTGAACAACGCTTAGCCTTGCGTGATATGATGTCCACATGGGATCGGACTGCCAGCTCCTTTTCGGAGGATGCAGCACAGTTTCAAACCCTCTTAGAGAACCCTGGAGACTTCTTCAGGAACCTCAATCTGGAAGCTTCAGGCGGAGCGATACTTGACCATGCTGCTGCCCAGGCAACTGACCCTATAAACCTCCTCTTGATCCCGTTTCTGGGCGTTGGGGCTAAGTCCCTGGCTGGAGCAGCAGCTAAGACTGCATTGAGGGAAATTGTCAAGAAGGAAGGACTTGCCGCAGTACTTCAAACCGCTAAAGCTGGTGCACTTGAGAACGGACTTCAAAGTATGGTTCAAAGTGGTGCTAACCAAGGAGCAAGGGAAGCTGTAGGGCTTCAGGATGGCGTGGATGTTGGTAAACAGTTACTCGATACCGCACTTGGTGCGCTCAGTGGTGGTGCATTTGCCGGTGGAGCTAAGGCTTTTGGGATGGCTACAGGTGCCCAAGCTGCCATTGGTGATGCCGTCACGGGAGCTAAGAAGGGCGTAATGGATGCTCTCTCTGAAACACCAGCAATGCAGGAGACACCCGCAGCCGTGGCTAAAAAACGCTTTGCTGACCGCTCAGCACGACGTAACGACCTTATCCAGGCTGAGGCAGACTACCGAAAAGCCGTTGCAGATAATGATGACCTTACAGGCTCTGCCCGAAAGAAGTTCCGCGATGCTCAAGCTGCCAACTTTGCGACCATGCTTGGTAACTTCAGCGATAAAGCACATCTTGATGTCTCCTTCAAGTACAACAATGAAGCCACTGCTATCCACAACCTGATCTCAGGTGATAATCTGGTGAACTTCATGGATATGGCAGGGGTTAAGTTTGATGATGACTTCAACACGACCTTTAAAAAGGTTACGGCGTTCGATCCGACACGCGCAATGGATTCTAAAGTGGATATGAACGTGTCGGCGAGAACACAGCATCAGGCTGTACTACTTGGTTTAACAAATTCCGCGTATGACAGGCTTCAGTCATCTAAAATTGCCGGAGCTGGTAACGATGACATCATAAAACTTGGTGAGAACTGGGTAAAAGGTGTTCGCGCTGTGACACAGATGCAGAATGAAGGTGGATGGTCGTTACGGCTTGCTCAACAACGGACGTGGATGACCTTTGAGGAAACCGATTGGGCAAAGCTTACCGATCTTGAGAAGTATGATGCCATTGACAAAATCCGTTCACAGAAAGACCAGAACACGGCTATCAGTGGGCTGAACCTTGCAAAGGAAATGATGATCGCAGTAGGAGGGAACAAGAAAATAGTGAACATGGCTGAGGCTATGAACAGCTCATTCACTTTGAACCTCTTATCGAACATTGATACTCCCATAAGGAACCTGCTGGGTGGTGTTAAATATGTAACCGACATGCTCGACACGTATGTTGGAGCTTCCTATCGTGGTGACAAGTGGAGCAAGGAGTTTACTAAAGCACAGGCAGAGCATACACTCGACATGGATAACTTCATGGCTGTCCTTGATGAAACACTTCAAACGGCAATGACTTCCAAGTCACGTATGGCAACCTCGGAGTATGGTGACTCAGGACGAGGTATTAAGTACGGCGAAATGGATTTCTCAAGTGTCC